CATTATGAGTTGCTACAATATTTGCAGACGGACTGCCAGTTATCGTAATTACATCGGAAGCTGCATTCGTAGAATAATTACCAGAGAAATCTATTGCTTTCAAGAAATACTCCCAAGTCCCGCGAAGAAAATTACTTGTAAGATATGTAGTTCCCGTCAATCCAGTTGCTAGAACTGAAGAAGTATCAAATGTCGCACCACCTACTCTTATTTCGTATCCAGCTAAATCAACATCAGAATTCTTTTTCCAAGTAAACATTAATTGTTTATTAACATAATTAACTGCAAAATCAGCAACATCGCCTGGCGGAGTAGAATCTCCTGATAATACTAATCCATCTGAAACCGTACCATCAGAAGTAACTCCCTCTAAACTGACAGTTTTTACTCTAACGAAATATTCAATTTGTTCTGCAACACTTACTTGTAATGCAGTTATTCTAAATGTTGTATTATGTGCAGAAGCATAACCACCCATTATATATGTAGATTTACCATCACTAGAATATTCTACTTGATGAAATCTTAATCTTGTAAGCTGGTCATCACTTATTGCTGCCCAAGAAACATCTATGCAAGCAATCAAAACTCCATCTTTGTTTAAGTAAGTTGATTCTGTAATTGTCAATCCAGTAACTTCAGATAATGGAGCAAAGATATTCGGGCCTGTAGGTTGAGAAGATATTGCAAGATTAACTCCTAAGTTATCATCATAAATCGCTTCGTTATATTCAATCGCAATAATTTCAAACTTCTCTACTGGGCTATCATTCATTCCTATTATTTTAAATTGCTTTCTATCGTATAAGGCAGGCTTATATGTTAATGTAACGACATCTCCAACTTCTAATTGTTTGCAATCTCCAAATCCACCCCAACTAGCAGTAACCTTTGAATACCTAAATAAAGATTGCAGATATTTACATTCTCTAATAGCTTGTGATTGATACTGGATACCTAGTAATGCAATTTCTTGCGAGATAACAACACCTTTATCTTCTTGGTCTATTCTGTTATCTATCACGGTTGTAACATCATTGTATTCTTGGCTTGGGTCTATCCAGTGAACAATAAACTTATTTGGAATATCACTTATTGAACCTAATTGCCATTTAAAACTATTTGGCACCATATTGTCGTAATTATCTTCATCATAAGAACTTCCATCTCCGAAATTATATATAATTCCTCCGTTATAACCACTCGGCTTATCAATATATAACTTAATAATTTTCCCGTCATAAATAAAAGAAGCTCTAAAAGTCATCATCAAATCTCTTAAATGGTCTAATGCTGGTTTTTCAGCATCCAGTATTTTATTTAATCTGAACCTAGCCTCAGTTCCACCTGCACCATTATCAACTAATTCATTGCAATAATCATAAGCACTTGCAAAAGATTCGTCATCTATATCTGCCTCACTTAAACTAATTCCCCACCTGCTATTTAATAAAATATGTCTTACTAATGCAGCAGGATTTTCTGACCATTTCCAATCCGCACTACCACTCCAACTTCCAACGCTAGAATCCCAAGTTGAAACTTTTTCTCCATAAACAATGCAGGTAATAGTAGCACTTCCGCTTAATTTTTCACTAGCTGTAAGCGTTATTGCTAAGTAAGAATAAAATCGCAAATTCATACTTGATAAATGAGATACTCGACTATCAACAGTTTGAGACCCTGTTCCATAATATTTCGTAATTGTTACTCCAGGGAAATCCGCATAAGGCTCATCATTTATTCTAATGTCCTCAATTCTGTCAACTGGACCCTCGCATAAAACTATAATCTGCTTTACTGCTTCACCTGGTTCTGATTGCCATATAACATTTCCAGCAACTTTCATTCTACCCAATACAACAGGAACACAAATTTTATTTGTAAGACTATTGGTAATTGCTCCCATTCTGCTATAAGCCGGAGATTCACCAGTTCCAAAATTAGGTTCTTCTATTTTTGGAGTCATCAAACTTTCTAAATCATAGTTAGTGAAAACACCAAAAAACCTTCTGGTAATTGCTTCGCCTTTAGTTTCATCTCTGTTTTCTATAAGTGGCAAAGGATTACCTAAGAACATTAGTTCTACATGGTTTTTTGTCCACCTGCTTCCACTATCGCCACCACCGCCTCCACCACCCATTATCTTATCCTCAAAATGCTATCTAGTCTTGATAGCCAGTATTTATTCATAATTTGTACTTCTGATTTTCTATTTTCCAGTATATGTAAAAACCAACCTTTATTTAGCATTATAGCAGAATGACTTATTGCTCTATTTGTTGCACTGTTTATAAACAAAATTATATCCAAGCGTTCTATTTCTTTTACGAAAACATTTTCTGCACCAAGTTTATATAACCCATTTATATATCTATTTGGGTCATGCCTCCACCAATCTTTACTAATTGGCAATCCATCACTTTCTGGAATATCTATTCCATTATCTTTCAAAAACAACCAAATAAGTCCCAAGCAATCTGTGCCTTTAAAATCTCTGCCATTTAATTTATATTTTATGCCAATAAATTTTTTCTTAACTTTTAAGTCTTTATGGTTTATTTTAATCATCTCACCACCAAAGTAAATGGAAGATATTGGAATCCCCTAAAATTTGTACCATTATCAAAATCTCCCGTGCATTGCAATTCTGTTTTATCACAATCTCTTTCTATGCTATATTCATCTCCAACAATAATATCTTCTGCCATTGGGCTTTCTATTCTAATTTGGTCTCCTGTGGATTTTATAACTCTGCGTTTTTCGCCTATATTGCTTGCAGTTCCACCAGTCATTTCCACTATGCCAGGAGTATAAAAATTATTCGCTTCTGTTCTTGCTGCATCAGTAAATACTACATTTCCAATAATTGAATCTACCGTTTGACCTATTTTTTTATCTTTTAATGTAGCCACAGTTATTCCACTTGCACACTCAGTTCCGCAAAATTTGTTATTACAATGTATATGGAATTTTTCGCTTGGAATTGTATAATCCAATGAATCAGTCAAGTGATGTCTTACTTCAACAGATATGTCTTGTTGTGACATTTCCGGCTGGTCTATAATTCCATCAAAGATAATTGCATAGTCACCTGTATTGGTTAATAGGTCGCCATAAATCTGCCTGGCAACTAATCTCTTTCCTCTTAAATCGTAATTTGTAAATAAAGTAGAAAAAGTCTTACTTACATTATCTAACTTTAATTTCAAGCTATCTATTGCACTTGATTGAGTTTGTTCTGTTGGGCCTCTTTCAAGACCTAATGCAGTATAATTCTGTTTATTTATATTATCTCTATAAGGATAAAACTCAAAATTATAATTACTATCATTAAAGAAATATGTTTCAGAATCTACTTCAGTTTGAGAACCGAGGTATAAATCAAAGATTTCTATTGGAATGGCTTGCTGGCTATTTTTTCTAGCAAGAAAGTCTGCTGACCAATTAGTTCCTCTCATTTTAAATTACCTGCACAAGTGTTAATTTGTAGTTCCAAAGTAAATATGCAAAAGCAGTTCTGCCTAAATTGTCCTTTGCGAATCTAACCTTGTAATAAAATCTATATGTTGCCCTTAATACATCATCGCTATCTAATGTTGAAACAGGAGTAATTTGCCCTATAGCTGTATCTATTGTATAATTTACTGTTTCTGTCCAATCTGAATAGTCCCCAGTTCCACCTATGCTTTTTTGGACTGTATAAGAACCAGGCTTTATTACACAATCTCCAGTTGGTAACGAAAACTTATTTCCTATATAGAAATTCGCGGTTGAACCATCTCCAGTTGCAAAAACATCACTTGTTACTGAATTATCAGAATTACTTTCATTTGGATTTTCAAAATAAAATGTATCATAAGCACCATCTCGCCTCTGGTAAAAGTCATATACATTATTTGTTTCAGCTCTATCTCTTGCTTTTAATGATATATTGAAAGCCCTTTTAGGATATAACCATTTACGATAACGGTATTCTCTGCCACCATTTGCAGATGACGAAACTGTATTATATGATAACGATTCATCGTATGGTTGGTCTACTTCCCAATCAAATATCTCAGTTGACATTATGTATATGCTCCTATTGTATTTCTTAGCCCTCTATTCCCTTTTATGTTTCTACCAATAACATTTGATATAGATGAAGGGTTTGAATCTACTAAATCCGCAAAACTCTTTGAATCAACTGCATTTATATAATAATGATTTTCAACTATCGTTCCACCATTATCTCCACCACCACCGCCATAATTAGCAATTCCAAGTTTACCACTTGGGCCACGAGTTAATGGTATAACCGCTTCTGGACCAGCTTCACCTATTGTCGCATCAGTTCTTCCAGTCACAATTCCACCTTTAGCAAACATATTTCTGTTACTAGCCATCAAAGCTACTGCTCCCCCAATAGCTGCTCCGGCAAGTGCTACTCCTACATAAGGCACCCAAGCGTGTGCTTTAATAAAACTTGCAATAGCTGCTGACCAAGCAGAAGTTTCTTCTGCGGCATTTGCTGTTATTTTTGTAGTTGATGCAGTTGCAACCGCTACTGCTTGCTTTGCCTCTCCTGCAACAACTACCGTTGTTCTTGCTCCTTCTCCTGCGGCTGTTACTGCTGTTCTTTTTGCTTCTCCAGCTATCTTAGAAGTCGTCTTTGCTGTTTCTAGGGTTTCTCCAAATAGAAAATCCTTTATTTTAAGTGCCATATCTTTAAGTGACCCTGCTCTTTCTATTATTTCCTTTTTTCTTTGTCCTACCATAATCGCTTTTATTTCAGCCGCTATAAAATCAGCTCCAATTTTATACATAGATTTTCTAAATGCTACATAATAATCATAAGAGGTTTTCAAATCTGCATTCCAAGCATCAACAATAACAGAACTCATTGTTGATTCCAGCGTCTTTGCAAGACCTGAAAATACGCTTTCTACTTCCTGTGCGAAAGTTTTAAACTTATCCAAAGTATTTGCTAATCCTGCTGTCATACTATCTCCAAATGATATTGGATTCTTTACAACTGTTTCTTTTCTCATTCTTGCTAAAATCGCTTCATATTCTTTTAGCTTTCCTGCTGCCTCTGCTATCGAATAACTAGCGGCAGCCCAATTATTGACTTCTTCTTCTCTTAATTTTCTACTCTCTGCTCTTGTTTGTGTATAATATTTTGTTGCAGCACCAGTTGCTTTAGTACCATATAATGCTTCTTGCCAACTTTTTGCGTTTTTAGCAGCTTCGTTTATATCTTTGTTTTTTAATATTTGTACTCTTAATCTTTCTAAATTAGCTTTAAGCTCAGGATATTTTGAAATCAATACATCAATTTCGTCAGCCATTTTGTTATAACTAGCACCAGCATCCATCAAATCTTCTAAATGTCCCTTAACTTCTGGCTTTAAATCTTCAAGTACCTTATATGTATCCTTTAATGCTTGATTTAATCCTTTATCAAGTGCACTAAAAACCCCATTACTTATTCCCTGCAAATTAGAAATTCCTTTAGCCATATCATTTAAACCAGTAATTAATTTACCTTTACCTGGAATTGGCATATCAATACCAGCTAGATAATTAGCGAATCCTTTAAATTTTAATGATACAAATCTTATAGTAGCATCATAAGCTTGTTCCATTAATTTTAAAGGGAAAGTTACTGCTTTAAGCATTGCTTGCCCTACAAGAATTATATCCAATGGAATAACTTTAAATGCTGCCCACATTATTTGCATTGTATTTCCAAAAGCTTTAATATAAAGCGTTGTCATATTAAGTGCCCTTAATAACCAAATGAATGTATTGCCTAAATCAAGCATTATTTCACCTGATATTGCTGTATTACTTGCAACAATCGTTATCCATTCATTCATTAATTTTAATGCTGGAACTAAATTAGTGGATTCGGTTATCATTTTACCAACTTTCTCTCTTGCGTCACCATAGGAATTTCCTAATTGCGTTACTGCACCTTTTAATGTATATGTCTCTGCTTCGGCTCTACCTTTCATAG